TTGGTGCTGCTGTTGATGAAGGTTTATTATCTTTGGGTGTTTCTGATGCTTTAATCTGCAAATTACTTGCAGGAGGCGTCATAGGAGTTGCTGGAGCAGGTTTAGCAGCTGCTGGTTTTGGTGGTTCAGATTTTTTAAGTGGAGATGATGTAATTTTGTTTTGATTTTTTTTCTTTGCTTCTTCTAATTCTTTTTGTTTTTGCTTTAATAATTTAGGATCTGCACCAGTAAAATTTTTGCCTAATGCTTCTGCAATTTCATCAAAAGCAAATACTGTTCCTGCAGCTACTCTGGCAAGTTTAAATACTCCACCGCCAGGAACAAAAGTTAAAGCTGCCAGTGCAGCATCAACATTTTCACCATTTAAGAAATTAAATACCCCACTAATTCCAGTAATAACCTTACCAATTCCTGATAAAGGTCCACCACCTCCCGATTTTGGTCCTGTAGGTTTTGGTCCTGCAGGAGGTGTTGGAGTTCTATTAGGTCTAAAGATACCATTAGCAGCATTACCAATACCAGTCATAACTGCTTGGAATGGTTTAATAATCAATCCACCGATTACAAATTTTCCAATTTTTGCCGCAAGTCCAACAATAGTACCAATAACTTTACCTATACCACCATTAATAACAAGAAATATTCCACCAACAATTCCAAGAGTCTTAATTACTGAATTTTTAATATCATCAAGTTGTTTCTTATCACCATCTTGATAGGCTTTAATTGCCTTGATTCCTTCAAGAGTTAACCATCCTCCAAGTAATGTCCCTATAAATGACATTAGATTTTGGAAACCGAATGAAACCTTATTTCCAATGCGATTTATTGGTTCTGATAATGCACTTTGAATTTTAGTTTCTAATAGACTTTCTTGTCCTCCTCGTGCCCCTGCCTCTGCTAATCTCTTTTCTTTCTCTTGTGCATAAAGATCTTTTTGTTTCTCAATGGCACTCTCACTTGCAGTGATTGTTGCAATTGATTCTAAGGTTTCATTGACCTTATTTAATTGAAGACTTACACTATTAATTTGAGTAGAAAAAGATTGTTGAAAGTTTGAAAAAACTCCAACATTAGCGATGTTATTCTTACTTAATTCATTAACTTGATTTTGTAATGATGCTACTGAAGATGAAAGTGATTGAAGTGTAGATTTGGTTTCAGGATCTTGTTTGTTTCCACCAAAAACACTTCCCGATACGGTACTTTCATTAATACCTTGAATGGAATTGGAAAGTGGCGATGGTAAAACTGCCATTAGGATTGTTGATTTTTAAGATTTTCTTCTTCAATGTATTGTTGTAAAAGTGTAATATAAATTTCCTTTTCCCAAGGAATCATAGATTCAAGCTCTGTTAATGAATATTTATGGTGTTGCATCAAAGAAAAATTAGTTCGGAAGTATGACGCAAGATCATTATGCGCCATACTTACACGAAAAAAGCAGGCAGTCCCTCCAATACAACTTCACTTTCAACACCAGTATTTGGATTTTTAATTTCAATATTATGAGAAAGTTTAGGCATTGTTTCAAAAAACTTCTCAATTTCTTTAAATTGTTTTGAACTCAATTGCTCAACAAATTCTGAAAGTTCTTTCTTAGAACATTCGCTTCCAATCCACGACTCTTCTTCAGAATAAACTTGATCAATACAAGCACAAATCAAATCGAAGGATTCATTAACACCAATTCCTTCTCCACTATTAAAATTATTCTTAATAAATTCTGCCATAGAAGGATACTTCATTCTCATCGTCAAAGTATCATCCAATTTAATGTCTTTATTATGTCCTTCCTGCTCTTGTACCATAATCTCATCCAGATTAATACTAACAGGAACTTTTGTTATCCCATCATCAGGACAAGTAATTAATACATCGACTGTTTCACCAACAGATTTACCACGAATATTCAAGAACAAATATTCAATATCAAATGTTGAAAGATCATCAATCTTAATTCCTTTGCTTAAGATGCAGTTTGAAATTACTGTCTTAACTGCATTTGCAATTTGCTTACTATCCTCACTTTCCATTGCAATGATGAGGATTTTTTCTTCTTTAACTAGAAATGGACGATATCTAATTTTTTTCTTTAATGATGGAATTTCCAACTCATAAATTGGAGTCGCAATCTTTGGTAAAGGCATAATATCCTATAGAATTCAGATGCTTTTATTTATAGTGTTCTAAACCATCCAGCATTAGTTGGATTGGTAGTATTCGAAACTGCCTTTGCAGTTGGATTATTATTAATTGGTCCACCAATTCCTCTTGGTCTTGGATCATCCAATCTTCCAGTACCTTGATTAAGATTTCTCCACAACATTTCTTGATTTCCGGTTGCAAGTCTATCAGAATTATTTGTAGATGCAGATGTGGAAGCAGTTACATTTTGAGGTATTAAATTATTACCTCTCAAATAAGTTACATCCAAACTTCTAGTAGATCCACAAACATATCTTTCATAACTAAATGATGCAGTTACTGTCAATACTTGAGAATCACTATATGCTACTGTTGGAGAATACATTGAAGTTGGGAATAAACCATAAAAATTATATTCAATTTCATTCCTATAATCTCTATCAAATTTTAAAATTTTAACTTCTTCTGCCTTATAATCTTCAGGATACTTCATTCGAAAGAAATATCCCTTTTGTGTATTTAAGATGTTAGATCCACTCGCAATAAATTCTATCCAGTGCTCCAAAAATTTAATCATTTTATATTCTTTGTCAACATAAAATGTTAAATCAATTGCAGTAAACATTCTACTATGAGCAATCTTCTCAGTGACTCCAGTAACATCACCAACAATATCTGATGTTCCTAAAGCACTAGAAGGTAGTGATGCAGAAGAACACAATAATCCAGCATTTTCAGCAACAAATCTCCAACCAACACCTCTATCATCTAAATGTTTTTGAAGAGGACGCGGTAATGCTCCGAAAGATACTTGATAATGACTGGTTTGTGCCAGATTACCAAAAATTGGTTTAATTTCTGATATTCTGCGAGGGCGGGCAATAGACACTCTAAATACTCTTAAGGTCTTATACTATATTTAGATGTCGTATAAAGGAAAATATCAACCAGATAATCCTAAAAAATACAAAGGTGATCCAACTAATATTATATACAGATCATTATGGGAACGCAAATTCATGAAATATTGCGATCTTAATGAAAATATTCTTGAATGGGGAAGTGAAATTTTTGGATTGTCTTACAGATCACCCATCGACAACAGAATACACAAATATTTTCCAGACTTTTACATCAAAGTAAGAGAAAGTAGTGGTGAAATTAAAAAATGTATCATCGAAATTAAACCTAAGAAACAAACAGTGGAACCAATACCACAAAAGAGAAAGACTAAAGGATATATCTATGAGGTTTATGAGTATGCAAAAAATCAGGCAAAATGGAAAGCTGCAGAAGAGTTCTGTAAAGATCGTCAATGGGAGTTTAAGGTACTTACCGAAAACGAATTAGGTATTAAGTAATGCCAAGAAAAGTAAGTAAAATATCAAAAGGAAAAATTAAATCTCTTGTTTCAAGTCAAAGAGAAAAACTTTCTGAACAACAAAGAGATACAATACAACAAGAAGAAACTTCAGAAGATTTAGAAAGGATAGAAGTACCTACTAAAAAATTAAGTAGAGTTCAGATGCTAGAAGAACAAATTTCACAAGCAACTGATGATCCAGATGAACTTATGTCAATTATTCAAAGAATATTTAATGACACTGAAAAACTTCCAAGACCAGGAAATATATACACCTTTGTTTATAATTCAAAAACACCAGGAATTGTTTATGATCAACATCCATTAGTAATAGTTGAAGAAAAAGGTTTTAGTTTATCTGGATTTATAGGATATAATGTGCATTGGTCAGATCATAGAAATTATTCCTGGGAAGGAGTTCAAAGTTCATTTCATAGAGTTAAAAAAGGTGAAGAATTTGACTATCTTCATGATGTTCCATATAAGAAAATATTGTCAACATAGTCTAAATAGTTAGAAAAGATAAATGGCATTCAAAGGGTCTTATAGATATCCACAAAAAAGAATAGATAAAAAGGATGATCATCTTGAGATTCTTATCGTCAAATACGCTTATCCAGGTTTAAATCTAAATTCCACAAATTTAGTTCAAAGAACTTCCACAGAAGCACTAGGTGAAAATATAAAAAATCCAGAGTATCAAATTCTTCTTCCTATGCCACAGGGAATTTCTGATACAAATATGGTTAAATGGGGACAAGATGAGATCAATCCTTTAGAAGCTGCTGCAACCGCCGGGGCGGTAGAAGCTATAACTGGAGATCCAATGGGAGGAGTTCAAAAATTTCTAGGTGCTGTACAAACGGTTGCTACAAGTGGAAATGCACAAAATTTAATTACTAGTTATGCATCCGCAAAGGCTGTTGGAGCTTTTGGAGGAAATGTAACTTTAGAAGGAGTTCTCGCAAGAACTAGTGGTCAAGTTATCAACTCAAATATGGAACTTCTGTTTCAAGGAGTTCAATTAAGATCTTTTAATTTTTCATTCAATCTTGCACCCAGATTTAAAAAAGAAGCAGACGAAGTTAAACAAATTATAAGAACCTTCAAACAGACAATGGCCGCTAAAACTTCAAGTGGTGCTGGTGCTGGACTCTTTATTAGTTCTCCTGAAGTATTTCAATTAACTTATAAATCGGGAAATAGCAAACATCCATTTTTGCATTCATTTAAACCATGTGCATTGGTAAATATGGGTGTTGATTATACTGGATCTGGTGTCTATGCAACTTATGAAGATGCAACACCAGTTCATATGAAACTCACACTTTCATTTCAAGAACTGAATCCAATTTACTTTGATGATTATGATAAGATTCCTTTAACCGATGGAGTTGGATACTAATGGGATACTTAGAGAACTACCAGATCTAGAATATCAATCACCTTTTGTAGATAGAGTATCTTCGGATGCTTATGTTCGTGCAAAGAATTTATTTCGCAGAGTTAAACTTCGTGATGATCTTCAGAATGTTTTTACTCTTTTTAATAAGTATCAAATTCAAGATGGCGCTCGTCCAGATACTGTAGCAGAAGAACTTTATGGTAGATCAGATTTAGATTGGGTTGTGATTCTAACTGCTGGAATTGTCAATGTTAGAAATGAGTGGCCTTTATCAGATAGAGATATTTACAATTATGCCGAAGAAGTTTATGGGACTCAATTAAATGCAGTACATCATTATGAAACTAAAGAAGTTAAGGACACACAAGGTCGTTTAATTCTTCCTGCAGGTAATGTTGTCGATTATAATTTCACAATTCCAGATCCAAAGATTCCAACTCAAAACATTATTCCTGCACCAGTTACAGGAATTAGTAATTATCAATATGAAGTAAGAAAAAATGAAAAGAAAAGAACAATTTATATTCTCAAGAAAGGATATCTACAGCAATACTTAAATGATATGAGGAAAATTATGTATTATGATAAGTCTTCACAATATGTCGATAAAACTCTAATTCGTACTGAGAACACCAGAGTCACGATGCCATAAAAAAGGGGAGGTTTCCCTCCCATTATACCTATTCTGCCAATTTTGCGAAATAATTGAGGGTGTCATCCTCATCTTCATCATAAGAAGAAGACTTAGAAGGAGTCAAATTACTCAATTCGGTACGAAGATCTTCATCAAGGTCACGAACTGAACCACGGGAAGTTGATTCTTCATCGGCAACTTCAGGATCTTGACGACGAGTTCCTTTGTTACCAAGTACATAATCAAGACGCTTCTTCAGTTCATCATAAGACTTGAACTGATCGGGAGCAACGAGTTCTGCAAGAGAATACTGCTTCTTCCAGATTGCTTCCATTGCATCATCATCATCAAGCATAGCACCCTGTGCGGCAAACTCACTGGAATCATAGTTACGATAACCAGCAACGTTCTTTGCCTTCAGTTTGAAGTTAGCACCTTGCCAGAAGTCAAAAGGATCGATAGGAGTTTCATCTTCAAACTCAGGTTGCATTGCGGCAGTGATCTTATCAAAGATTTTCTTACCGAACTTATAAAGGAAAACTTTACCTTCATTATCAGGATTGGCAGGATCCTTGACCACATAGATGTTGCTCACATAAGTCAGTTTGCGCTTCTGCTTACGTGCTATTTCCTTACCAGCATCAGTACCATTGTTCCAGAGTTCGGAGTTCAGTTCGGACACAGGATCCTTCTGATTCAGAGTAGTCAAAGAGTTCTCGATGAACCAACCACCAGGGCCTTGGAAGGCGTGAGAGTACAACTTAACAAACGGCAGATCTTCACCGTTAGGAGCAGGGAGGAAACGAATGACGGCATAACCGTTGCCGCTCTTATCACATTCGAGTTTCCAGATACGATCATCACCAGATGATGTATTATTATTCATTTTTTCTACTTCTTTAACCAGTTTCGCAGTCAGCGAACCAAGTTTAGATTGTTTCTTAAGATCAGAAAAGCTCATTTAGATACCTTGGATAGTTTTGGATTTGTTGGATTACTTGGATATTATAACAAAAATGATCTCATTTGTCAATAAATTGTTTAAGAGATTCAATCGTTTTATTCATACTATTAAAAAGTAAATTCATATCTGTGTCGGGAGGAAATCCCATCAGTGCCACAGATTTGCGAAGATTCTCTTTCATCTCAACCGCTTGTGGATCATCAGAAAGAGAAAGTCTTGTGTACATAATACGTTGCTTTTCCAGCAACAAAGTCATCTTTTCAATATGTTCCAGTTTATCTTCACGGGTCATTGAACCAAATGACAAAATACTTCCATAGATGAACTTTTGAAGATCATTAATTTCTTCTAGTTCTTCCTGAATCAATTCAGAATCAAAGAATTTACTCATTTACAATTTCCCGCAAAAGTTTTTTATACTGAAACTTATCAATATTTAGAAATGGTTTGTACTTCTTGATTTTTAAACTTGTGGTTTCCCACACGGGGTCCATTAGTTTCGTATCAAACACATTCCCGAACTGGAATATTATATCATAAATCACCAGAACCTCAGGTGAAATCTTCCCACCCAGGAATTTTTTTAGAACTGGTGGATGGCCTTTCGAGCAGTTGAAAGCATCTTCTAATTTTGTTTCCGAGAGTAATTGTTCCGATTGTTCTTTGAACAAGTAGGTCAAACTCTGCTGTCGTTTCATCCACTCTGTGTACGTTCTTTCTCCAGAGTTTATGATTTCTCCAATCCATATGTTTTGCGGGTTGTCTGTGGCAACAAAGTTTGATACAAGAAAATCTACAATTTCTTTATCAGAATATTTTCTTGAAGATTTCTCGAAAAAATATTTATCCTTGCGTTTGTTAAAAGAAGTCAGAGTTGCTCTGGACTTCCCACCATATTTAAAAAAATCGTATTTTGGATTTGTAAAATGGCTTTTAAGTGAAAGATAATGTTGATATGTCTCAAATGGACTCATAGTGGAAGTTTTGCTCTCGAAGTTTTCTTCATAAAGTTTAGATTGATAGCATCATACTTCAATCGTTCTTTGAGGGGTTTAGATACAAGTTTCGTAATTGAATCTACCTCAATCTTATTAATCTCACAATAGTGGCAAATAGCATCAATATAATTCATATTCTCCTCTGCAACAATCTTCTCTATTTCTAGGGAAAACTTGGAGGGAGTTAGAAACTTATCCTCTATTGCCTGTTCTAATTCCTTGTTAGGTTCCATACTGCTCAAGTTTATCTCCAACAAACTTTCTAATATATTGGACGAGCAATTTAAGGTACTTTGCTTTGTCGTATTCTTCATAAACTACACA